AATGACAAACTGGTAGAAAGTATAAAGAAATGGACATATATGTATTAATTCTTCCGTTGTTGATAGGATGGATATTAGATAAATTGCTTGGGGATCCGGTAGGATTGCCGCATCCGGTGGTAGGATTCGGGAAGCTGATCTCTTTTTGTGAGAAACGATGGAACTGTGGGGCACATCGGATGTTGAAAGGAGGGGGGGCGGCTATTATGCTTATTTTGCTAGTATATGTAGGATCTGCTTTGGCATTGCATTATTTGTTTTTGTTGAATCGCTGGTTGGGCATCGCCCTCTCCGCTGTGCTTGTTTTCTATTGTTTAGCAGGGACTACACTTATTAGAGAAGTAAAACAGGTTTTTCTAGCTGCGGACCGTTCTTTAGAGGAGGGGAGAAAGCAGGTTTCCCGTATTGTAGGGCGTGATACCTCAGAACTGACCGATCAGGAAGTGCGTATAGCTGCTTTGGAAACGTTGGCCGAAAATTTGAGTGACGGAGTTATTGCTCCGCTGTTTTGGTATTTGCTTTTGGGAGTTCCCGGTATGCTTGCCTATAAAATGGTTAATACGCTTGATTCTATGGTAGGCTATAAGAACGAACGTTATTTGCAATTTGGTTGTGCCGCTGCACATATTGATGATATGGCGAACTATATTCCGGCTCGTTTAACCGCACTTTTAATGGTTTTGTCTGTGGGGCGTCCCGGTTTGCTGAGATTTGTAGGTAAATATGGTAACCGGCATGCAAGTCCTAATTCAGGTTATCCGGAGTCTGCTTTAGCAGGTATCTTGAATTGCCGTTTTGGAGGTCCTCATGTTTATTTTGGAGAGATAGTCTATAAACCTTTTATTGGAGATAAGGATCGGCTTATCCATACACAGGATATGCATAAAGCTGTCGATATAAACAGAAGAGCAGAAATTTTGATGATTATAGTAAATATTGTTTGCTTATATTTGGTCAGCTGAAAAATATATATTACTTTTGTTCCTGTTTTAGAGATGCGGCAGTAGCTCAGTTGGTAGAGCATCAGCTTCCCAAGCTGAGGGTCGCGGGTTCGAGTCCCGTTTGCCGCTCTATTGAAAATCAAGTAGTTAGATTTATTTCTAACTACTTTTTTTATTTGTTAATTGATTATTCGTGTTGTTATTGGTGGTTATTGTGGGCTATTTCTTATATTTGCGGTGCAAATCAGGTGCAAATTTAAGCGGTTTGCACCGTAAATAAATGACTATGGCTACCGTTAATTTCTATCTTGACACAAGAAGGGCAAAGGCTAACAATAAATACCCTATTAAGTTACGTATCCAGCATGAAAGCAAATTATTGCTTTCTACGGGGTTTGATTCTGCCATTGAAGCATGGGATGGAAGTTGCTATAATAAGAAAGAACCAAATTATAAATATAAAAATGCAGCATTGCGCAATATCTTTGCCGCTGTAGAGAATGAACTTCTTGTCATGCATTCTATGGGAAAGCTTAAAGTGATAACCGATAAGATGCTGAAATCTCACTTGGAAGAAATTATTAGCGGCAGGAAAAAGAGTGAAAAGTCATTCATTGATTATTTGGATGAATTTGTTTCATTGAAGAATAATGCCGGCACAAAGATTGTTTATGAAACTACCCGAAACAAACTGCTGGCTTTTGACCCTAATTGTACATTCGATACTATGGACAGAAAATGGCTTGTGTCATTCGAGAATTGGATGAGTGGAAGCGGAATGAAGATAAATGCCTATGCTATTCATATTCGGAATATTCGTGCTGTTTTCAACTATGCCATTGATGAAGAGATAACCACATTATATCCATTTAGGAAATTCAAGATAAAGAAAGAAGAAACCCGAAAGCGTTCTCTCACCATCGAGCAGATTAGAGTACTGAAAGCCTATCCATGCGAGGAATTTGAGGAGAGATACAGGGACTTATTTATGCTGTCGTTTTATTTGATCGGCATAAATATAGGGGATATGCTTCTGCTGAAAGAGGAGAACATAGTCAACGGGCGGATTGAATATCATCGTCGAAAAACTGGAAAATTGTATTCAGTGAAGATAGAACCGGAAGCGCAGGGTATAATTGATCGATATAAGGGAAGGCAATATCTCTTGAATGTTTTGGACGAGTATTCTAATTACAAAGATTTTATCAGTCGGATAAACAAGGCACTGAAGAATATAGGGCCATTCGAGCGTAAAGGGCTGGGAGGAAAGAAGGTTCGCCAACCGTTATTTCCGGATCTGTCCACATATTGGGCCCGCCATTCATGGGCTACATTGGCTGCGGAACTTGATATACCTAAAGAAACTATATCTGCCGGTTTAGGACATGAGATTGGTTCTGATGTTACTAGTATCTATATCAAATTCGATCAGAAGAAGGTGGACGATGCCAATAGGAGAGTGATTGACTATGTGTTTGGAAAAGAAAAAGCCGGGAAATGATGCCCGGCTTATATTGTTGGTTTAGAACCGCCACTTATTTTGGTTATAGCGTCATGCTCTGTGTTTTTTCTTTGTTTCTCATCCTCGTCTTTGAGATACTTGTTCCTTATATCTTTGATGTCGTTTGTCATTCCCCATACTTTGAAGAAGAGAATAATTTGTAATACTCCGAATATTAGGAGTATGATGGTTAGAAAGTCAATCATAATCTTGTGTGTCTAATTTGTTATTTTAGCCATTTTGCAACTCCACCATGATGTGAGCATGTTCCTCTACGGCTTTTGCTAAAACTATATGTTCCATCTCTACATAAAGCTGTTGCTCCAGGAGGCGCGGAATTATAATAAGTTGGAGATTGTACTCGTTCTCCCTTTGAATTTGTATAATATTTAATAGATGTACTGTTATTGTATGTAGTAGTACATTCAATTTTTTCTTTTGAAAGGTATTTTGTCGAAACATATCCTATGTATCCATTATAGTTTACCGGAATCCATTTACATTCACAGTCTTCATCTATGGTAACTTGAGTGCCTTTAGGTATTTGAGTAATAATAGCAGAGGTTGTATTAGGAGCCTCTCTCAAATTTAGATTTGCCATAACATATCTTATAGTATCTTGCTGAATGGAAAGTTGAGCATTTAACAAGCAAGAAAATAAAAAAGAAAAAAATAGTATTATTCCTCTTTTCATAATTTCAAATATTTAGTTTGTTCTTTAATTCGTTGAAAGTATCTGGATTCTCAAAATCTCCCCAACAGTATTTCTTGTATCTGTCCCGGTCGAAGCTGTCTTTTTTCTCATAAACAATCAGGTAATCCTTATCACATAAAACAATCACAGAAGAATTAAGTAATCGGGCGTATGAGCGCGCTTGCAAATATGCTTCTTCTCTTTCCTTGTTATTCCTCATACACAGCTTGGCTTCAATCAACACTTTTGCCCTTTCCTCATTTGGTTTATTGCCATAATGTAACGCATAATCTGGGAATATCCTATGTCCTCTCCCTGCTTGGATTGGTAACTGCCGGATGAAGTCTTTGTTTTCATACCATCCCATAGAGTTAAGCAATGGTTCTAATAACTGTTGCTCTACGTCCCGTTCTATCTCTATACTTATATTTTGGGGTAGTGTAGGAGCATATAGCTTTGGTAAGGTATCTATATCAAATCCTTTTGCCTTTATCATTCGCAGAAGTTCGGAGTAATCCTCACTACTCATTGGCCATCCGTTTACTCCCTGGAACTTCTTTCTAATAAGAGGATGCTTTGAGAAGTATTCATCGGCTTGGAGTTCCTTCAATGTTATATGAGGTAGATTTATCTTATTTCCTATGTACGTATTGCTGTAATAGTGGAAGAATGGATCTATCACTCCATCTGTTTGAGCGATCCACAAACAAGTGATTGCGCTAACTGGTGATGTTTCATAGTGAACTAGAATATCGCCTTTTTGGGTTTCAGGATTGGCCTGCCAAAAAGTAAAATCTAAAGTAGATTCTATCGGGGCTGTTTTCCCACCAATGAACCATGCTTGTGCCGGTTGTGGAATATCTGTTTTTTCTTTTGAAATGAAATTGGGTGCATAGTCATATAAAAATGCGCATAACTCTGCTGGAGAGAGTTGGTTTTCAATTCTAAACCGATAAAACACCTCACACAATTCCCAATAATACATACATCTCGATTTATAATCAGATTTTTTAGGTATAAGAGGAAGTTCTATCTCGAATGTGTCTGTTATCTTATTTAAAACGAAAAAACGACTTCTGAAAAGGTTTGGGAAAAAGTATTCAGGGGCAAAGTAATATAACATGAATGACAACATATCATTAGCAGATAGCATTAATTGGTATTCGCCCTCATTGATTACTGCTACATGCTCTTCATCAAATATCCCTTTGGTCGTGAGTGTATAATAAAATTGCTTTGCAGATTCATGGTTTTCGGGCTTTTCTGCACTGTCGAAAGAGCAAGCCCAAAATAGGTCGCATGTTTCTACAAAATAGTCTTCTGAAAGAAAACGTGCTGAATTAGGATTGTATTTAGAAAACAGTTCGTATTCAGTCATCTTTTCATTGGCTTCCTCAAACTCCTTAATAGCTTTTTGTCCGTCAGAAGATTGCTTATATAGGTTCCATGTGTATTGATTGAATTTCATAGTATTGTTATTGTAACTACATTTGCGTTCTCGCTAATTTACCTACAACCTTGTATAAATGAATTACATCATTATCTATGTCAATTTCCATATCGGGATATTTTCTTTTCCCATCCGGATTAGCTATATTGTTGTAGGAAGACAATATTGTTTTTTTTCGCTCGTAGTCGATATGAATCATTTTAAGAAGTCTGTCTTCTTTTGTTATAATTACATACGGCTGTCCATTGTCTATGTTTCGTTTGTCTTTTATTTCACGGACAAAGATTGTATCTCCCGACATATACATATCGTACATAGAATCACCATATACGGTTATTCCATAGCATCCAGTAAATTCTGGTATATTCACATATCCAATAACCTTGTTTTCATTTCCGTCAAATCCAATTCCATGTCCTGCGCATACACGTATATCAAGTATTTTAATATCTTTATTCGTGGTTGGAGTTTCAGTGATTGACGAATTGGTATTAATTGTCATGTTGCCAATTCCAGTTATTAACCAATTTATATTAAGGTCAGGGCAAGCAGACGCTATCTTTTCTATTGAATCTGCATTAAAGCCCGTTTTTTTGGCAATAGCTCCACGAGATAAACCAGCTGATTCTTCAAAAGCGGTTTGTCCAATCCCTTTGATTTTTAAATATTCAACAAATCTTTCTTTTGTGCTCATCTTTTTTGGGTTTTACTGTTATCTTTCAGTATATTTGTGTCGGAATCAAGTTGCGGATGATTTCGACTAAATTGTTTAACTATTCCCATTAAGGGACTATATAGGCGACTTAACTTCAAACCGCAACTTTGGAGTTGGTCGCTTTACTTTTATAGTTATGGTAATAATCAATCCTTTTCTATTTGAATCAATGAGAATGCAAATAGAAGAGTCATCTCATATGCCAAACAAAACAATCTGTAAGGATCCATTTAAAGAATCAAACAGGCTTATTGATAATGCAAAAGAATCATACTTCAAGATCTTGAAGGAAGAGAAGCGCGCTATCAGAGAAAGTGCCAATCCTTCCGAGTTTAATCTTTAGTTTCCTTGTGAATGCATCGTCAAACAGTGTATATCCATATCGTGTTTTAAGTTCTTTCAACTGATTAATAACATAATCTATATCTTCCTTATCTTTAGTCTTTTCAGTGCTCTCAAGCATCATGTAAATAGATTGCCTTATATCTGCTATATTTTTTAATTTCATAGCCATGTGTAGCAGGCGTATCTCTATATACATCATATTTTTTGCTGTATGAATTACATGATGGTCACTTATGTCCTGTAATTTTTCTTCTATTTCATTTTTAAGGTCGTTTTTTAACCCAAAAATGTTATATCCAACCATTACGGCTAATGCTCCTACAACGAAAGAAAGAAAAGCAATCATAGAATCGAATAGAGTCCATGTTACAGGCTCGTATTTGCATAGCCATAGCAATATTGCAATGACACTTAATCCAAGTGCTATCCACGCTATCCAATTTCTATTTCTGTCTTCTTTCTTCATATTATAATAAGGTATAACCTGCTCTAATAGTTAAATAGTGTTGTTGTACTACTATTTTTCAGTAATAGATTCTTTTTACTGAAAAATAGTAGTATCTTTGCATTATCAAATTAAACTGATACAAAGAAACGAAGATTAATTCAGATTTCAAATAGTATAAACATATTAAAATACACGATTATGAGAACAAGAGAATTTTTACACGAAGTAATGAGCCTTGCTTGGCAGTTCGTTAAGCGTAATGGCTACACCATGAGCGAAGCAATGAAGGTCGCTTGGGCTAATTTGAAACTGAAAGGTGAGATGAAAAAGAAGATAGTGAAGTTCTACTTCAAAAAAGTGGATGGTTCCGTTCGTGAGGCATACGGTACACTAAATGAAAAGCTGATGCCTGCCATCACTGGTACTGACAACAGAAAAAAGAATGATACCGTCCAGACTTACTATGATACTGAACGCCAAGAATTCAGATGCTTCAAAAAAGCTAATCTGATGTCAATCGCATAAAAGATATGGATATGAATGCTTACACGATTAACCAGCAGTTGGATAGCCTTTATAAAGATTTAGAGGCAGCTCACAACAACGATGAAAGGACTGTTTGCCTGATGTTCAATGCTGATAGCAAAAAAGAAGTTATCCAGTTGATAACGGATGAGATAGACAGTTTGGAAGATGCCTTAAAAGGTTTTGAAACTTGTGAAGATGATGGCATGGATTACGATGCTCTATGCCGGGTACAAGGTATCAGCCGATACGCATAATACACGATTATGCAACGCACGACAGCCCTACGGACGGATTGAACGGCAACCGATAGCGAGAATCGGGTAGGGTACTATTGATTAGTTCTTTGAAATTCTGTAAAAGCAATTACGGTGTAATTCATAAGCCGTTTTTGCCAACCAAAGATAACGAACGCACATAAGCAAGTTGGGGCTTGTGAGCTGTGCAATGTTTAACAATTAATAGAAAACACCGCAAAGAATCGTCTTTGAGCAGTGAGCATACGGGTTAGGCGTCCGTACTGTTTTCGACAATATAGCCTGTACTGAACTGAAATAAGGTTCTGCTATTCGATTAGGGTACAGGTACTTATTTAAATTTATACGATTATGAAAACAATCCAATTCATTTTATCTATATTGGTTAGTATATGTGCTGCCGGTATGCTTTACGGGGCTATCACTACTTACAGTCCTATGAAAATATTCTCTATCACTATAATGAGTGTTATATGTGTAGGGTGTGTGTCGCTCATGAGAATAACTTATAGAGAACTTAAAACAGACCGCTAAAAGGTAGTCCTATAATCCGGCACAAGGCGCATGGGGATGAGTGCACAATCACCTTGTAAACCAGCTGGGCGGTAATTTATGAAGTAGCATTGTTGGAATGCGTGTAAGCGATTAATTGTTGGTATTAACTTATATTCTAATTTATATATTCATTTAGCTTACAAGAAGTAGGTTCGACTCCTACCTTTTTAACGACATTTTAAATTTATACGATTATGACAGTGGAAGAATTAAGAGGCATGACGCATGAAGATTTAGTAAGGCGTGTGCAGGAACTGGAAGAGGCTAACGAGAAATTAGCTGAAGAGAAAAATACATGGTATAAATCTTGGAGTGATTTGAACCGGAAGTTTGATCATTTCAAGAACGCGGTTAAAAGCATTGTTATGATAATAGATTAGATATTCGTGTTTTATATTGTGTTTGTACTGGGTGTGCCGTCCGTGAGGATAGTGCACCTTTTTTAATCGGATGGTTAGCTTATCGGTTAGAGCTTCGTGTTGCGCAAACAATTGGCACGATTGAGAGGGGTTCGATTCCCTTACCATCCACGAATCATTAATTAAATTTTACTTTTATGGCAAAAGAACTGAAAGAAAGAACAGAAATCAAGAAAAAGCTGAAAAAGAAGAATGACAGAATCAGCTTTGACTTTAGCGACAAGCTTGCCGGACAGCTTCGCAGGTGTACCGCTGATCTTAACAGGCTGGCAAGGATTGACCGGATAATAGACAAGGAGCAAACTTTGTATTCGGTGGACACTAACAGGGAAGCCGGATATATTGAGGTTATCCGCAATTATTAATCAGCTGACTTGCACGATTATGAAGAGAGTTTTTAATGAACTTACACCTGAATGCGAGATTACGGCACGAATGTATGCACAAGGGTATGAGAAGAAGGAAATAGCCGATTTGAAATGCAGGGCTGTGAGCACGATAAACAACCAGTTGCAGAAGGCTTTTGAGATTCTTCATGTAAGAAATGGAAGAGAACTGGCGACCATGCTATATGAGCGTCTGGCTGGCATGAAATTCACTATGGATTTCCCACCAATAGCCCGTTCTGTTATCGCCTGTTGTTTATTATGTGTGTTTTCAATTACGTTTTATCAGGATTTCCATTCGGATATGCGTAGGGCAAGACGGATTAGAGAAGAGAAAATAGAATTTCTGAAAGATATGATATGAAAAGAGGAAAGGTTGAATCCGTACAGAAACTTTGGCTTAATAAGGATGAAGCGATGGCTTATTTGGGGTGTAGCGTTGATTACCTTGATAAACTTAGGAATAACGCCCAGGTTTCATTTGCCAAAGATGGAAAAATGATTTGGTACAATTTGGAGTCGATCAACAGATTTTTGAATAGAATGAAAGTAATATAAACCCTTTAAATTTTACGATTATGAGTCTTATTAAAAAATCAAATGAATTAGTAATTCCTACCACTGTAAAGATGATGATTTACGGTCAGGCTGGTATGGGAAAATCAACAGTGGCATTGAGCGCACCGAAACCGTTATTATTGGATTTCGATAATGGCGTTAAGCGTATGAATATGGCGCATTTGGAAAACATAGATACTGTACAGGTCACTTCATGGAGTGATGTTCAACAGGTCTTGCAGGAGGATTTGTCTGCCTATCAGACAATCGTGGTAGATACCATTGGCAAGATGATGGATTTCATCATTACTTATAAATGTGGCAGCCGCCAACCGTCTATCAAGGATTGGAGCGGTATCAATGCGGAGTTTTCATGGATGACACGAACACTTTCAAGTCTGAATAAACATATCATTTTCGTTGCCCATCGCGACACACGGAAAGAAGGTGATGATACCGTGTTTATCCCTGCCTTGCGTGAAAAGTCCTACAACTCCATCGTTACTGAACTGGATTTGCTCGGTTATCTTGAAATGAAAAGCGAAAGAGGCGTCCAAAGACGTACTATTACTTTTGACCCAACTTCAAGAAATGACGGTAAGAATACTTGCAATCTTCCTTCAGTGATGGAAGTTCCTACCATCCTTGACAAGAATGGTAATCCAACCGCAAAGAACGACTTTATCACCGCCAAGATAATCAATTCGTATTTGGGTATGCTTGCTGCCAAGAAAGAGGCACAGGAAAAGTATGATAAAGTTATTGAAGAGATAAAAGAACAGATCGAACTTATTACGGATGCGGAATCTGCCAATAATTTTATCGCGCAAATAGATAACTTTGAGCACGTTGGTTCTTCAAAGCAAATGGCGGCAAAGTTGGTAGCTAACAAAGCGAAGTCTTTGAATCTGAAACTTAATTCAGAAAAAAAATATGAACCAGCAGCCTAAATATCGTATTTACGCAACGCTTCTTGATGCCTTTGGGGCATATCTGAATAGTGATGTGATTTGGGATAAGTACTGGGGGTGGTTAGAAAATCCACCCCATACTCCCGAAGAATTTCACGAACAACAGTTTCAAGAACTGATAGACCGGATTAACCGCAAGCCATTCGACAGCGAAGCGGCAGACAAGGGAACAGCCTTTAATGAGGTTATTGACTGTATGGTTGAAAATCGGAAATCCGAAACCGTGCAGGTTGAAAAGATATATAAGGTAATACGCGAAGGAGCTTGTGACGAAACAGGTAAACCTTTGTATTACGATGAGGTTCAGACCAACGAGGTTATAGGTTTGAAAGCTACCTATAATAATCGTGTTTTTACTTTCCCAATCTCACTTTGCCGAGAGTTTTCCGGTTACTTCAAAGGAGCATTAACCCAACAAAGAGTAGAAGCGATTCTTCCAACCGCATACGGCAATGTTTTGGTTTATGGTTTGATTGACGAACTGATGCCTACCAGTATTCACGACATCAAAACAACCGGTAGTTATACCGTGGGAAAGTTCAAAGATCACCACCAGCATTTAGTATATCCATACGCTTTAATGAAGAACGGTTCTGATGTACGGACATTTGAGTATAACATTGTGGAGTTCAACAAAGGCGGTTATGTGGTAGATACCTATACAGAAACATACGTTTTCAATCCTGAACGTGATATACCAATCCTCACTAACCATTGTGAGGAGTTTATCCGGTTCTTGGAAGAAAACAGAGAACTTATAACCGATAAAAAGATTTTTGGAGGAGAAAATTAATGGCAAACCAAATAACCGGACGGATAATCGAAATTGGACAAACCGTTCAAATACCATCCAAAAACGGTGGTTCCTCATTTACAAAACGGGAGTTTATTTTAGATGCTACTACTTACGACCCTTATACGGGAGAGCGTAGCGAGTATGAGAATGTTATTCCCTTAGAGTTTTCAGGCGATAAGTGTGCAGAACTTGACCGCTTTAATCAGGGTGATGTTGTTACTGTATCGTTTGTCTTACAAGGGCGTTCTTGGACGAATCAGGACGGAGAACTCAAACGTATGGCATCTATCCGGTGCTACAAAATAGATGCGCGTGGTGGTGTATCGCAATCCCAACAAACAACATCGGTACAACAGCCAGCGCCACAGTCGACCTATCAGCAACAGCCACAGAATTTCCCGCCTCCGGTTGATGTTAATGGCAATGTAAAGGACGATTTGCCTTTTTAGCGTATGTTGTTCGACTTGAAGAATGATATGGAAGAGATTTGGAAAACAGTAAAAGGGTATAATGGATATTATCAAGTTTCTAATACAGGTAAAGTTCGGAATCCTAATAAGGTGCTTACTCCAAATGTTGGAGTAAAGAACGGATATGTTTATGTTACTTTGAGAAAAGATAAAAGACTGTTACATCGAATTGTTGCAGAAACTTTTATCCCCAATCCATTTAATAAACCAGAGGTAGACCACATTAATGGAATTAGAACGGATAATAATGTTTGTAATTTAAGGTGGGTAACTCGCACGGAAAACAATAATAATCCTATTACTAAAAGCCGTTTTAGTAAATCTGCTAAAGGTAAAGTTATCAATGCAGAAACTAAAAAACGAATGTCAATGAGCCGAAAAGGGGAAAAACATCCAATGTATAATAAAAAGCATTCAAGTTTTTCTAAAAGAAAGATGTCTATAACTCATTCAATTCCAGTTGTGCAATTTGGATTACAAATGAATTATATAGCTGAATTTGAAAGTGCAAAAGTGGCTTCTCTTGAAACACAAGTTGCTGCATCAAGTATCAATGCTTGTACGCTCGGCAAAAGGAAAACGGCTGGTGGCTATATTTGGAAAAAGAAAAATGATATTTAATTTATCAAATCATTATGAAATACCCAAGTTCAAGGAGTATGTAAACAAGCTATTTAGTGAACGTGCGGTGGTGGAAGTGAAAAAGAAACTACCTAACCGCACGCTTGCCCAAAACAGCTACTTGCATCTTCTTTTAGGGTATTTCGGTGGTGAGTACGGTTGCAGTCTCGACGAAGCAAAAATTGACTTCTATAAGAGGACTTGCAACCGTGATTTGTTTGAACGTAAGATGGTCAACAAGAAAGGCAATGAAGTAACCTATTTGCGCAGTTCTGCCGAGCTGACAACAGGTGAAATGACTTTGAGTATTGACCGTTTCCGAAATTGGAGTGCCTCAGTGGCAGGTATCTATCTGCCGGCTGCAAATGAACATCAAATGCTGATATACGCCCAGCAGGAAATACAAAGAAATCAAGAATTTATTTAGTTATGATAGAAACAAGAAAAACAGAAAAACGGTACGTGACATCCGACCCAAAGAAGATGCTCAATATGTACCTTGCAAAGCGTGTTCTCAAAACATGGGAGGAATCTTTCATAGATGAAGATACCGGCGAAACGGTAAACATTGAACGTAATGAAGTCCTTTTTGATCGTGGTTCTCTGATAGACCAAGACCTATTGGCAAAAATTCGTTTCAGTATGGAAGCGGATGGCATCAAAGAAGTGGAAGTCAGTAGTCAGAAGCGTTTAGCTTTTGAGAACGAAAACAAGTTCTTATATCCCTATCTTGCACAGGCACAGATAGGTGACAAGAAGTACAAATTCCTGCTTTATGCTACCGGCCTGGAGAATGTCTGCCTTATTTTGAGAGACTACATTGAACTTAATTATCAATCGGGATTCACCTTAACGATGGCAAAGGAGTTTGATTCGTGCGTGATTCTTACTGATAATCTGAAAGAGCGTAAAGTCGATGATGCTTCGATTGCTTATCTTAAAAATGAAATCACAATGGCAGAGTACGTTGACAAGATGGACGATGAGACCGAGGATAGTGACGAAGAATCTAAACCGGATGAAAAGAAGTTCTATCAGATTGAAACGAAAATCACATTTGACGAAGAGCAACGTACTCAAACATTCGTAGTGAATACTTTTAATGTTGATAGGGCGATGATGCTTATTACCCACTACCTCAAAAATAAAGAGGAAGAATGTGAGAAGCAAGCCAAAGAAAAGGGACATGAGTTCAACAAAAGAGAAATCCATGCAGCCATTGAATCTGCCAAACCTATCCCGGTTGGGCGGTTTATTCCGAAAGAGTTTTCAATGGCTTATATGGAATAACTTTGTTAACCAGCCTGCTCGGTCTGTGAAGATATAGCTGGAAAACCCATAAAAATACAATCATGAATATAGTAAAAAGTAAAAGTTTTAAAAATGGTACAGTTTACTGCTTGCGGCTTGAAGATGGTATGCTGGTAGAAACAACTGATACCTTTCTTCCATATTACACAAAAGATGCGATAGGAAGAAAACAGAATTTCCTTGATAACAACAATCTCGGAAGTCGCGCTGAAAGATGGATGATTGGAGTTTCAACCATGAGCGGTTGTCCTGTACGTTGTAAGTTCTGTGCCACTGGTAATATGAAGAAATACCGCAATCTTACAGCAGATGAGATTGTAGAACAAGTATTGTTTGCTATAAGAAGCGCAGGTTACAACCCGAATGATTCCAAAGAATTTAAGATTAACTACACTCGTATGGGTGAGCCTTTCTTAAATATAGAAGCCGTAAAAAAAGCAATTGAACGTATTACGGAAATATTCCCAAATACTCACCATTACATTTCAACGATTGGCATTAAAGATAGCGACTTCTCTTTTGTGAAAGGCAATGTGACACTACAGATTAGCTTACACAGTTTTGACGAAGAAAAGAGAGGCTGGCTTATTCCTTATCCGAAGAAAATGTCTATTGATGAACTTGGGCAAATAAGAACAGAAAGTAATCTGAAAACAACTATCAACTTAACATTGGTGGATGAATCTGATTTTGATGCGGATAAGCTGGAGAAACATTTTGATAAGGAACACTTTTTTGTGAAGTTGTCTCCAATCAATACAAATAACATATCAGAGAAAAACAACCTTGGTAATGGAATTATCGAGGGAGTGAATTTAGTATAAACAATTTAATTTACAGAATCATGAAAGAGATTAAAAAACAACTTGAAAAGATGGGCTACGATTATGCAGTAGCCATTGCAACAAAGTCAGAAATTGAAAACGGTGCCGCTTGCGGTCAGCTTTCAATTATCGTTGAAGGCGAGACTGAAGAATAAGTAACAGTTAGGTGGTATGGCGGAATTGGTAGACGCTAAAGTTTAATATCTCATAGATAGGTTGTCGGTAACGGGGGGGGTAATATAAGCAGTAGCCCGATGTAAAAACATATAAAGGCAGGTATAGGTGGCGAGATTCCACTCATTGTAAAAACTAAAAAGCTCCTATCATGCAGGTTCAAGTCCTGTTACCACCACATAGGGATAAAATGGTCATAGGGTGCTAAGACTAAATGAATGGAACTTTCAAGTGTACATAGAAATGGAAATCATCAAGACCGTAGTTGTAAGTAACAGGTTGAGTAGTTTAAAGATCGTAGGATAACCAATCTACGGATGAAAGCGAGAAAGCAGACGATACTTGTGCGGGTTCGACTCCCGCTTATCCCTCATAAATGTGAGCCACACATAAATGGCAAGGGTTAGTGAATAATGGTTGTTTTGCCCCGGAGAATACGCTTCGGGGCTTTTAATTGGCTAAATTATGAAGACATACGCAGATACTTTTAAAGATAAAATAATAGGTCTGTCAGAAGAAGAATTGCAAAACCTAAGAGATTCTTCCTTTGATAAGATAGAGGCCTATAGAGAAAGGCTTGCTATAGTGAGCAACGATAAAAAAGTTCATGATTTAAACGTTTCTATTCGTCGGAAGGAGATAGAAATAAGAGAGATAAATAAATTGTTGAAACAATGCCATACTACATAAAACGAACAAAGGCTAAGAAAAAAGAAAAACCTCTGCCACTGTTTGATAAAGCGGGGGTAACAGTGAAAAAGAAGCCGGATTTGAAAGCTAAACTCGACAAGGAGTTTTCTCTTTTCATCCGGCTTCGTGATTGTATGCCAAACGGTTTCTTCCGATGTATTTCATGTGGACAGATAAAGCCGTTTACACAAGCGGACTGCGGGCACTATTTCAGCCGCACACACCTGGCGACACGTTTCGATGAAAATAACTGCCATGCTGAGTGCCGTCACTGCAACAGGTTCAAAGCCGACCATTTGGAAGGCTATCGGGTGAATCTAATTACTAAAATCGGTCAACAGAAGTTTGATTTGCTGAAAGTCAAAGTTGCCAGCACTTCCAAAATGACTGATTTTGAGTACGAACAGCTAATCAAGTATTACAAGGCCCTTAATAAGAAATTACGAAAGGAGAAAGGGCTATGAGTTATAAAAAATCATGTAATAAGATGCCTGATTTGTCAGGACATAAGTTCGGTAGATGGCTTGTATTGCATAAGGATTTGGATAGATTAGACCATAAAGGAATTAAATCTTATTATATCTGTCAATGTGATTGTGGTTCTATTCATTCTGTTAGTGCTTATGGATTACGAAATGGAACATCAAAAAGTTGTGGGTGTAAAACAAAAGATAGAATCACTAAGTATAATTATAGGCACGGTTTGTCAAGAACTGATATTTATAGGATTTTTAGATGTATGAAAGAACGATGCTATTCACCTAAACATTCAAGCTATAAAAATTATGGAGGCAGGGGAATAGGTATCTGTGAAGAATGGAAAAATAATCCTGAGTCGTTTGTTAATTGGGCTTTGAATAGTGGTTATCAAAAAGGGCTTACTATTGATAGAAAAGATGTAAACGGAAATTATTCTCCTGAAAACTGTAAATGGGCTACCAGAAAAGAGCAGGTTAGAAACCGAACTAATACTGTATATATACATATTGATGGCAATCGGTATTCTCTTTCTGAATTTTGCGAAAAGCATAATCTTAGTTATGGAGCCGCATGGCAGAACTTTAGGAGAAATAATAGAAATGAAGAATTATTAATCAAATACTTATTGAGAAAATGCAATTCCGTTTGAGAGATTACCAACAGAAAGCCTCTGATGCTGCCGTTTCCTTCTTCAATAACAAGGCGAAGAAAACAAATGCCATTATGGTGTTACCTACGGGCAGCGGAAAGTCGCTTATCATAGCGGATATAGCTGCAAGGCTTGACGGTCATACCTTGGTGTTCCAGCCCTCGAAGGAAATACTCGAACAGAACTTTAAGAAACTCTGCTCATACGGTATTCTTGATTGCAGCATTTATTCAGCTTCTTTCAACTCTAAAGAAATAAGCCGGATAACATTCGCCACCATCGGCAGTGTGAAGAATCATCCCGAACTGTTCACCCACTTCAAGAACATCATTGTGGATGAATGTCATCTTGTAAACCCCAAAGAGGGAATGTACAAGGATTTTTTTGATGCAGTGAAGTGTAAGGTTCTTGGACTGACAGCAACGCCATACCGTTTAAGCTCCAGCCGTGATTTCGGCTCCATGCTGAAATTTATCACTCGGACAAAACCTCATGTCTTTTCAGAGGTCATTTATCATGTACAGGTATCAACCCTATTAGATATGGGCTACTTGGCGAAGTTGGATTACTATTCAATGAATCCTTCAGGGTGGAATGAACTTAACTTGAAAGTAAATACTACTGGTGCCGACTATACGGATAGGTCAGTTCAAAAAGAATATGAACGGATAGACTTCTACGGTTATCTCGTTCATATCGTCCAAAGGCTGATGAATCCCAAAGCCGGAGGAAAACGGAAGGGTATTTTGGTCTTTACCCGTTTTTTGAAAGAAGCGGAACGGTTAACGATGTCAATACCCGGTTGCGCTATCGTTTCAGGTGATACTCCTAAGAAAGAACGTGAACATATTCTTGAGGCGTTCAAAGCTGGTGAAATTCCGGTAGTAGCTAATGTGGGTGTACTTACGACTGGCTTTGACTATCCGGAACTTGATACGGTCGTTATGGCACGTCCTACAATGTCACTTGCCATGTGGTATCAGATAGTCGGTCGTGCCATCCGCCCGCATCCTTCTAAAGAATGTGGATGGATTGTGGATTTATGCGGTAACATCAAACGTTTCGGAGAGGTGTCGGATTTACGATTGTTTGATAGCGGTAATGGTAAGTGGGCTGTATTTTCTAACGGAAGGCAATTAACTAACGTGAGATTCTAAGACTATGGACGAAGGATTTTTGAGGCTAAGCCGCAGGTTTTTCTCGAATGAAATGTGGAATGAAGCCCGTACTTTTAGCAGTTGCGAAGCGTGGTTAGACTTAATTCAGTCTGCACGATTTGAGGCAACGCCCCGAAAGGAGAGTATCGGAGGTCGAGAAATCTCTTATTCAAGAGGTCAATATCCTGCATCCATAAGATTTCTGTCACAGCGTTGGAAATGGTCTGAAAAGAAGGTGCGTTCCTTTCTTGTGCATCTTAGAAAGAAAGGTATGATAACTGTTGAGTGCAATCAAGGAATGAACCTTATAACCTTATGTAAATATGAAGAATATAATCCAATGGGCACAACCAAGGGCACAAGTAAGGACACAGGTATTGAAAAGGAAATCAATGAATTAAGACACGAATGGGCACAACTAAGGGCACAACTTGGGGCACAGCCCATGAACAACAATCTACCGCAATCCGAACTTTTACAAAAATCAGGGCACACAGAGGGCACAAATACAAAGAAAGAAGAAAGAGAGTATATAGATATATCTCTACATCAAAAGAAAGAAAATACTCCTGACGGAGTATCAAAGAAAGACAAGCTTTCTTCGCCCTCCCCCTCTGAAAAGATTGATTACAGCGGATTGATGGAATACTATAATACCACATTCAAAGACAGACTCCAGCAGATAAGATCAATGACTGATGTGAGAAAAAAAGCTGTAAAAGCCCGGATAGCCCAATATGGGAAAGAGTCAGTGAGGAGTGTTTTCAATCTCATTCTTCAATCCCCGTTCTTACTTGGAGCTAATGACCGCAATTGGAAATGCGACTTTGATTGGATTTTCAAACAAGCAAACTTTACTAAAATATTGGAAGGAAACTATAATGGGACAAGACTTAGTAAAAATCAACAGGATAGCGAGCAGCGAAAACGTGATTCAGTTCTTGCAGTCGCTACAACCGTTAGAGAAGCTGCCGCAAAAAAGAGAAAGGAACTTGAAGCAGAGGGCGTTATTGAATAAATATCCCGATCCTGCACAATTCATTCTTGATTACAACCCTGATTTGCAGTTCAAACTTGTCAGATGTAATGCAACCCATTCAGAACTGGCGTTGAATGACAGCATTCCGAGTTTAGGGCTATTGTCTTCTACTTATGGGGATGAAACACCGATAGAATGGCTAAAGATACAATTTGGCTCATTGAATGACTTTGCAGAAGTTTCAACCAAGATAGCGAAAGAGCAACTTTCTGAACTATCGGAGATATTCCTTTCGGAGTATTATTATATAAATGCCGCTGAAATCTGTTTTTTCATAGCACGGTTTAAGTCAGGGAAGTATGGGCGGTTCTACGGTTCAATAGATCCATTGAAAATAACAAGTGCGATGCTGGACTACGTTTCTGAACGTCGGAAAGATATTGAACGGAAAGAGCGTGAACGATACAGAAACCAACGTGAAAAAGAGATAGAGGAGCGTGGAAATAACAGAATCTCTTATGCTGAGTACATTGAAATCAAGCACCGTGCTGATGCAGGAGATGAGGAAGCCAGAAAAATGCTGATATCACCATGAGAATAACCGTTTACTGGGTAACAAGAAATCCGGATGTTATCGTAAGAATCCGGAAAAAGTTCAATATCCCAAGTTATACTTCCGTGAACTACGAAACAGAATGTGAAATCAAGAATGAAGACTTTCCACTGTTAGAAGAAACAGAACGAAGGGGATTCATTCGAATTAGAAATAAAAATACACGATCATGCAAGGAACAGACAAACTTAATACGGTAACCAACATCGTATTTGTCCTCACGGACGTTTTAGAAACCAACCTTCTAGAAATGCAGCAGCAATACAAGAAGGAAGGCTTTGAACTCAGACACGATTCAAAAAGAAACTTCAACACAGCCATAGCCGCGATAAAGAGATTGAAAAGTGATGTGAATCATTGCAGCGAATCCACTCAGGAAAACTTCGGCAATGATTCTGACATGGTGAACGCCATGTTGCTCACACTGATTGACAGATGCGGTGATGATGACAACCTCGCTTATAAGATGTACGAATACATTAAATCTTTCCCGTCCAAACTGAATCTAGACTTGGATTTGGATAATGTGTTCAGCCACCTGTTTAGAAAGGAGAAATCAACAAAAGAATAGCATAATGAAAGATTATATAGAATTTTTGAAAGACAAGATGGCAATCAGCCATCAGACTGGGTTTGAAGTCAGACCGGAAGAAATTTCCCCGTATTTATACCCTCATGTGAAAGATACAGTACGTTGGGCTATTTCCGGCGGTTGCAGGGCGATATTCTCCAGCTTCGGTATGCAGAAAACCGTAACCCAGTTGGAGATACTGCGGGTGATCCTGAACCGCACAGGAGGCAAAGGGTTGATAGTTTGCCCCAAGTGTGTAGTAGTGGAGTTCCTGACACAGGCCGAAAAGCATCTGGGTATGAAAGTGACCTATGTACGTACTATGCAGGAGGTGAAGCAATGTCCGACCAATATCATGGTGACAAACTATGAACGTGTCCGTGACGGCGAGGACGGAATAAGAATAGAACCTTCCTACTTTACCGTTACCTCATTGGATGAAGCGAGCGTGTTACGTGGATTCGGAACCAAGACCTATCAGGAGTTTCTTCCTCTGTTTGCAGAAGTTCCGTACAGGTTTGTCGCAACAGCCACACCGTCACCCAACAGATACAAGGAGCTGATACACTATGCCGGCTACCTTG